TGTTCAGCTACTCTTTGTGCAGACTGAAGTTGACCCCATAATTGGATGAACTCAGTATCCGTACAACTCTCATTATTTGAACTCATTGGAATCCCTTGTTAACAAGTTTTCTAGGAGATTAACAACTCTATGCTCTTGCATATCAACCTCATCCTGAGATGACTTCGGGTCTTGGGCTACAGTTATAAGATCGTGCAAAAAAACATGAAGCAGCTCATGCAAACAAGTTTTATCAAGTGACTCTTGGGTGATCTTCTCAGCACCAAAATCACCTAATCTGTAGGTAGCAAGCCTAGCTATATCGTTAAATTCCACAGAAGCCATAGCAGCCTTCGCTGGCTTCATCCCCTTCTCTATTCTCCAGTCTCCAAGACTAAGAACTTGTTGCCACTTTTTGACACTTTGTGCAAATAATGCGACATCTTGCGGTGTAGGAATGTTAGGCATTTCAACACCTTATAGCAGAATTGTTACAGTTTAGTTTAAGAAGCCAAAACTAGCAAGGCATGGTCTATGTGCTTGATGCGGTCTTCCAAGCCAATAAAACCACCATTTATCTTCTTAGTTAAGGTTTTGTAATCCTTGTTATCAGCATATTGGTTTAGCTTTTGGACATCCCAAAACCACCCTGCCGTGAGAGCGGCATACATGGGAGTAGCAACAAGTTCTGGTTGCATCACAAAATCAACCCCTAGAGCCTGACCTGCATGAAAATAGTTTGCATGGCCTGTCAATTGGATACATCCACGGCCTCTAAAGCGATAGCCATCCCCTGAAGCCTCATCCCTGTTGCAAAGCCGCTTTTCTAAGTGGATTCATAATGTCAAAACGCTCAAAAGTGGCATTCAGGGCATCTACCCACTCAGCACCAATGTGAAGTTGTTTGAGTTGCTCACTATTGACCATTGACGATTCTCCTTACTTCTTCGTAGGCGGCAACGCAGGAGTTGAGCTTGGTGATGGCTTTGTCTCCATCGGCTGCGATGTCGATAAGAGCTGTAATAAGCGTTCGCTCAGATTCGCTTTGATCGGGTTGGATATTTCCTGCGGTAGGGGCGGCACTTGTACTGGTTTGTGGACAACTTGGGGTTGGGAGGCGCAACCTACCAGTGCGAGCAAGCTCATGCATAGCAGACTGCTTCTTAGTGATTTCATCTTGTGCCTTTCTAAGTTTAGATTCCTGATCCTGTAATTTAGAGCCTAGTTCTTGTTCTTTAGCCCTAGATTCTTCGTTCTTTTGAGCAATGGCAATCTTCATGTCATTGTCTCGGTCTGTCCATCCAAAATGGTAGCCACCTCGGTATGTACCAAAGAGAGATACCATAATTCCAACAATCAGCCAAGGTAGTGGTATTCCGAACATTATTCAGCCTCCTGTCGAGCCACAGCCAATTGAACTCGCTCATGGTCGTCTTCCAAGTGGTCTGGAGGAGTAGTTGGAGGAGGGCCTGGTGTCCAAGATTCATCCAATTCAGGGTTTATCCAAGCGGGTAATGCTCCTGAAGGTGAAGTCCATGTCTGAGAAGGGCTGTAGGAAGCGTTAAAACCGCCCTGTGAGCCTCCGTAGCCCATTGGTTGACACATTGGCTGTGTTGGGGGATTAAACATTTTAGAAGCCGCACCCGCTGCCCTTTTTGTCATCACTCCACCAATACCACCAACAATCAGAAGAACAATGTCGTTCAGCATCTTGGTATAGGCTTGGTCAATTGGGGCCATACTCTTGATAGGCTGAGTCACAAAGGTGACAGAATAGAGCAAAGCAATGACGATAAAGCAGAGGATAAGTGTGACGACAATCACAACAAATCCCCAAACTCTGACCTCAAACTCTTCAGTTGTTAGGTTTTTCGGGTTGGATGTCATTTACTTTTTTCTCCAAGATTGGGGCTACCAAGTATTCAGGGCATTGTTGGGTAAACAAACATTTAGGCTTTTGGCACTCTTCTGCATGAAAGTGGTCAGGATTCTGACACTTGTAGCGATAGCGGTCTTCACATCCAACTAAAAATACAAGCAATACAAGTAATACATATTTCATTTACCTAAACCAACCCTTCCAAGTAGAAGATTGACAATTCTGTCAGACAGATCATCAGGTAAGAACTTCAGAAAACCCAAGAAATATAGTGCCACACACCCGTAAACGAAGATTTTTAGGCACAAATCAAAGGTCTTCTGATACTCATTCACCTACCGCACCTTCTGGTTGTTTGACAGAAATCCATCAATTCATAAATGCCAACAAACACTAGAAACAAAACAAAGAAAACTGCACCTATTGCCAAGCCAATCTCTAGTTGTTCTTGCTCTTTCTGCTTGGCTTCTTTCTCAGCTTTCTTTAAAGCACTTATCTCTTTGGCATCTGCCAAATCCATCTCTGCTTGACGGGCTTTAATCTTATTCCAGACATCAATCTTGCCTGTCTGCATGAAGAGCATCTTTAACTCTTCTTCAAACGCTCTAGCCTGTTCTAGTGCCATCTCAATCTGCAAAGCCGTACCCATGTTCGAGCCTTTGCCAGACTGTTTAGCCTGAAGCATGGCTTTTGTAGCTACAGACTTAGCGTCAAATAGCTTACCAATCATGGGCGCAAGTGAGCCTAGGTCATTGGCAACATTGGCTGCCTTCTTGACCATGCTGATAGCGGATTGGATACCCGCAAGAGCCGTGATTGGATCGATCATTTCTTTTCTACCTTCTTCCACTCAAGGCAAACTACCTTGCGGTTGTAGACATCACCTGTCCATGCCCACCTAACACAACGATATTCAGTTTTTTCTTTACTAGATGCCACCAATGTAAACAACACTGACAGCATCAGTAGCCATTTCACGGGTATGCCCAAAGAATAATGTAACTACAATAAATGACAAAACAAACAAGAAAGACTGCCGCAACAAATGCTTCGGCAAAGTCTTTCACGTTAGTCGCCAAGAATACCAGTTGCACTTCCAACGGCAGCAGCACCAGTTAGCAATCCAGTTTTGGGTCTTTGTGCTCTTTTGTTTAATTCTCGCAAGATTGCAGTTTGTTCCACCGGATCAACACTAAACAAGCGTTTTTGCAGAGCCTCTGAACTCTCACTACTTATGCCTTTTGCTCTTGATGTTAGAGCTGATGCTCCAGAACGTAAAAGACTAACAAGATCGCCAGAAGCACTTGCTTGGGCAAGTGAACCTAAAAGGCTTGCCTCCTCACGCACCGCTTTGTTTTCATCTGTACGAGAGCCACCAAGAACACGTTGCTTGGTTTCAGCCTGTCGGTTTAAGCCTTTGACGTATTGAGAAAACTCATTGTATGAGGCTTGATCTGGGAAAGCATTTCTCAACAAGAGTTTTTGATTCTCTGATTTGAAGATTTGCTTAGTAAAATCACCGCCTTTGAAGTTTCCAAGTCGCTCGTTGACATCAGCCATCACACCCAAACGAAACGCTTCTTTCTCATCAAGAGTCATTTTTTTGATGTTAGATGCCGCTTCTGCTGGGTTGAGTTTCTGATAGTCTTCACCCAACTTGAAAGCATTCTTAATGCGTTCTGCATCAGCAAATTCTGCATTGGCTTTTTTGTACTCAGGATTGAGTGACTTGATTAGATCGTTAAATTCGGTCTTAACTTTAGCTACATCACTTCCATAACCCGACATCTTTTTTGTTATGTTGTCTGTTTCAGCGTCAACAATCCGGTCAAGTCCCATTTTAATTTGATGCAAAACATCAGTAGGAACTGATTGAGCATTGCGAATGGAACTAAGGTCTGGCAATTTTTGCCCATAAACATCTGCTCTTTTTACGGCTTCTCCATAGGCTTTAGTAAAAACATCTCTGTCAATGAACTTTCTAAATGGCACAGCATTGATGGCTTTGCTATAGGCTTCCGGATATGCCTGAGAAGCAAGTCGTGATTGATTTGCAGTTAATGCCTCAAGGTACTCAAAACCATTGACATTTTTAGCCAAGCCCGCCTTTTCAACCAAACCCTTTACTATGTCATTAGGTTGGTCAATCAGACGATTCTCAAGGAATTCTTTTGTAGTACCCTTGGCAGCAGATTGGACTGTGTATGCACTATAGGCTAAGTCGTTCAGTCCTTTACCCAAGTCAGCAATGACCGGATTAGGAACACCAATCCTACGCAATTCATCCAATGCTTGTTGTGCTTCTGTTGGAGAAAGATTATCTTTCTTAAGGTAGTTTGCCAACATCTTTGATGCAGCAGCCTCTTGATCGCCAATACCCGCAGAATTTAGGACATTCTTTATCAGAGTTCCTGCACCCTTCACGACAATTGGCACAGAGCCGCCAAGAATGCCACCAAACACGCCACCCATTGCGGTTTCTGATCCCTCATCCTTCTCAGCAAAACCATAACCGGAAGCCGCACCTGTGGTTGCTCCAATTGCAGTACCACGGGCAATTTGACCAGGCACAGTTTGACCAGTAATCAATGCTTGAGTGCTAGGGGCAAGTCTAGCTACCTGTTTGGCAATACCAAGGGGCGCAATCAAACTGCCACCGATCTCCAAACCTGTTTTGGCAATTGGCATATCCATGCCAAACTGTTTTTGTTGTTCACGCAAAAGATTGCGTTGCTTCTCATACTCAGGCCCACTAATCGAGCCAGTTCTAAGTGCCGCCTCAATCTCATCAAGTGTTCCAAAGGTCAAGCCTTGACCAACAGACCTAGCAGCCTCGGCTACCCCTGAGTACTCTACGGGCGAACCAAGGACTGATTTAAATGCCTGTGGTTGTTCAGCAAGTGGTGCATCTTTATAGTCAGCCATTATGGTTTTGTCCTTCTTTGTCCTTCGGGGTCAATGAATGCCGTTCCTGATGGAAACTTAGGATTTTTAAGAAACCTTTGATATTCAGCATTGTCAATAATTTGAAGATCAAATTTAGGAACATCAATTGGACGCACTGGTTCAGGGAAATTGGCATTCTTTCTACGTCTTAATACATCGTCAGAAGCATTCTGAGTACGCCTTACATTGATTTCAACTAAGCGTTTCATTGCTGCTGCTGCCGCTTGAGGAGACTCTGAACTTTCAAGTTCTTTTGCCGCCCTTACAGCATCACCTTCAGTCTGTGTGCCTTTGTTTAACCGCAAACTCTCATTGGTCAATACTTTTAAGAACTTATCATAATCTTCCCTTGCAAGAACATCAGGATCGTTTGATCCAAATGCTTGCCTTGTTCTGATACTAGCTCTATCTTTGAGGCCAAACTTGATCTCGCCAGACTTAATTCTGCTGATAAAGTTGTTAGCATCAGACGCTAAGTTTGTTGCGGCTGTTGCAGTTCCATAATCTGCTTCTTCATCTTTTGCAAGATAGCTTGGCAATGGCTTGTTCTTAGCGATCTCAGCATCTCGCTCTAGTTTCTGACTCTTTAAAGCATTACTCAATTCAAACTGTTGGCGTTGAAGATTCAGAGATGCCGTAGAGTTAGCCAAGCCTTGTTGTTTGAAAGCTTCTAACTGTTCTTGATTTTGCTTTAAACGATCTTGAGTCTGTTGAAACTCCGTAGCTTTTTGCGTTGCAGTAGACAGTCTTTCAACCAACTTATCTGCTTGCTCAGTGTCATAGATACCTTTAGCAAAACTGCTTTGGTACTGTTTCGCTGTTATCTTAAGAGATTGTGGAATATTAGGATCGTTGACAAACAAGTCAAATGGATTAACTTCAGGAATACCAGACGCACCAAGTTGCCGTAATGATGGCAAAACTTTGGCTTGTTCAGATATAGCCGCACGACCTTGGGGGAAAGAAAGCAATTTAGCTTTAACTTCCTCATTTATAGTTCCATCAGGATTTTTAAGTTGACCAACCAAATCATTAGCCATATTGGTAAGCCCAGCAGCTTGCATACCTTGACCACGCTGAGTCAAGTAATCTTCAGTCTTTAGGGTGCTAAGTTGTCTCTCTTGCGCCTGTTGCCTGTACTTATCAGCCTCAATACGCAAACCAAAAGCTAATTGTTGGTCGCCACGTTCTGCTGCCATCTGAGCCGCTAAGTCAAAAGTCTCAGGTCTGTTTGGGTCAATCATGCCTAAGATTTGTTGGGCTTGAGTCCTACGTTGCAATTCAGGGTCTGTTCCACCCAATGCACCGCCTAGCGCACCCGCAAGGCCATAAGCCCCACGTTGCACTCCAAAACTAGCCTTCTCAGTAGGAGAAAGACGGGCGAACTGCAACGCTTGTGCTTCAGCCACTGCATCACGCTCTTGTTGCAAACGCTCGGCTGATACGCCAAACAAAGTGTCCATTATTGTTGCCATGTCTTACTCCTTAAGGGGCAAATCCGATTGGGCCTTCACCGCCATATGTACTCGGCCCTATCCCAGAACCTGTGTTAAAAAGATTTCTAAACCCACTCTGTAAACTTGGATTGCGACTACCCGCCATCAAGGATTCTGCAAACGGGTTGTAAGCATTGGCTGCATAAGATTCCCGTGATGGTGCGGTGCTTAACATTGCTTGAGCCGCTGCGTTGCTTTGACCTTTTGCACCGATGTTAATACCCAACTCAAGAGGCTGTTGGCCTAATGATTCCAAGGTCTTCATCTGCTGTAAATAAGCCTCATACGGGCCAAGAGCCGCTGCCTGACCGCCATAACCTTGAGTAAGCAAGTTGCCACCAGTAGCAAACAAACCAGCACCAAACCTTGCCTGTTCCATTCCTGCTTGTTGTGCCCCTGCTGCCAATTGAGCATCTTGTTGAGCCAAGGCGTTGTAATACGCTTCCATCTCAGGACTAGCCGCACCAAGACCAGCCGCACCACTTGGTCTAGCACCAGTACCGCCAACAGCTAAACCACCACGACCAGTATTAAACAAATTGGTTTGCAACTGTGCCATCTGACGTTCACGGCTAGGAGCTAACAAATCTTGTTGCCTAGCCATGTATTGTTGTGCCGCCTGTTCAGGAGACTGAGCAAGGTATTGTTGACCGAGGCTAAACAGACCTTGAGCCGCAGTTCCTAATGGAGCAAACTGCTGTTGTGCTGCTTCAGCTTGAGTTAACCCACCACCCGTCAAACCCAAGAATCGGTCTTGATAAGCACGAAATGCTGGGTCTAACGTGTATCCTGCCCCTGTTACACGACCTTCATTTTGCAGTCGAGTTTGATAAGCACTCTGTGCAGCCGCAAATTCTTCAGGGGTTGCAAAGTCAGTCGCAACTGGTGCGCTAACACCAGGTATGCCCATCTGAAAATTAGACTGACCAAATCGGGTTGTGATGCCAACAGGCCGAAACCTTGCTTCATTAGCCGCAAGTATTGCTGCCTCTCGTTGTCCAGCCGCTTGTGTGCCAGCCGCACTTTCATTAGACTGACCTTGGAGGATACCTCCCAACAAAGCACCACCAGCAATAATAAATGGCATATCAAACTCCAATCAAAATGTCGTCCACTTTTGACGGGTCTTTCTCGTCAGTGGCGTGAATACAAAACCAAACACAATCCGTAATCGCTTTAACCCCGTGTGTTATTCCTGATTTAATCTCAATACACGCAGGGGCTTCAATAACTTCTATCTCTTCACCAATCATCACCGCAACCTTGCCTTTTGCCAAAATAGACAAATGGCTAAAGCTATGCGTGTGTTTCAAGATGGCTGTACCCGCACTAAACTGCGCTTCTTTAGCGTACAAACCATCGCTGAAGTGATGTGAGATCATGCGGCCTCAAGTGCTTCAATACGGGCAAGTGCTTCTTGTAAAGCGGCAGTTAACAAAGGCACTACATAGGACAAGTCAACCTGTTGCACCTTCATAGAGCCATCAGGGTACAAAGCATCCTTTTCACCAACAACTGCTTGCGGAACAACAGAAGCCAACTCATGTGCCAAGAAACCTTGGTTTTGAATTGTAGGTGCGGAAACCCAATTGTAAGAGTAAGGCTTTAGTGCTTTTACCTTAGTTGCTGAATCAGTCAAAGGGGTTACGTTAGTTTTCAAGCGGTAATCAGAACCTGTACCGTAAGTTACTGTTGTTCCGTTTGTTGAAACATTAGCATAGGCAGAGCCAGGGAATGTGCCTGTTGAAAAAGCAATAAGAATTCTTGATGATGAACCAGAAACTTGATCTGTAACAACTATGCCTGTAGATGAATCGCTTGAACCCATATTCATGGTTGCCGAAGGATGCCCAGTTACAGAAGTGGTTGTAAACCGATGATTTGAAGCTGGCGATATAGGGCCAAGTTGCAATCTACTTGTGCTTGCAAAAGCATAGTCGCCAGTGCTAAACGTACCTGCCGTAACAATAGATGCGGGAGCACCAGAGCCAGACCCTGTGCCTCCATTAGCAACAGCCAATGTACCCGCTAATGTAATTGTTCCTGATGTAGTAATTGGACTACCACTAACAGTCAACCCTGTTGTACCACCAGAAAGGGCAACAGATGTAACAGTACCGCCACCAGCACTAGAGTCAGCTTTGGTTGCAATAGCAGTTGCAATGTTATTAAACTCGGTGTCAATCTCCGTACCCTTGACGACCTTATTAGCATCGCCAGTTGTTAGTGCGTCTTTAGCCGCAAAGTTGACTGTTTTTGTATAGTTTGACATGGTTGCTCCTTATGCAAGTTTGCCTGTTTTGGTTTGGATTTCAATCTTTTGAAACGAAATTGGAAACCCGTTGATATCGACCTCAAAACCCGTTTGAACGATTTTACCTGCTCCATTGCCGTATGCAGTCAACTCTTGCAAGGTGATACCCGCTGCGTACTGAGCAATGTTGTATTCAGCAATGCCGTACTCAGACACCGCTTGAGTCGGAATAGAAACAGTTTGCGATTGATAGCTAGACGAAAAATCATAGCCCCAGAATATAGATACTGCTTGATTGCTACCGCCTACGACAAGCACCTTAACCTTCTTAATAATTGAGGTTAGACCGTCTTTGCCCAAGTCAGCATTATTCGTGTAGTACTCCATGCGATAGGCTGAAGCGTTATCTTGATAACCAGTGTATTTAGTAACAAAACCAGTTTTTCCAATAAGCAAATCACCATTACGTCTAGCGCAAAAACTCTTTGGCTCAATGCTGTCCCATGTTGTTACACGGTAAGACCCATCTTCCAAAGTTGTTTTTGTGTCAAAGCAGAACACTTTTTTGGAGGATGGGCAAGCCAACAAGTAAAAACCATTCTGTTCTGAATAGACTGATCTCAACTGAGTGTCTGATTCACTTGCAATTGTGGCTAAAAAATCATTTCTAATGTTTTTAGATAAGTCACCCAATGGCGCAGATTTCTCTTGTACTGTTCGCAAAACAGAACGCAAACCACTACCACTTAGGAAAACAACGTCCTTGCCTGTGTTCTGAATTGTGTCACGGGCTATACAGCCAACACTTGAGATCGTGTCGGCAAGGGTCATTGTTGAGGGTGTCGTAGCGTTTGCATAGACCAAGATTTGTCGTTTACCAAAGATAAACAAAAACCCATTGTGGGCGGCTAAACCCGTGATCTCATCAGCACCATTACTCCAGACTCGGGAAACATCGAGAGAACCCGCTGTACCAGTAGACCAGATATGGCCTGACAACAAATCACTGAACGACACTGTTGTGTTATTGGTAATTGTATTGGCTGCCCAGATACGTCCATAAGCAGAGATAGCTACGTTTGCGTTTGGCACTGTGCCAACGTAACCTGATTTCTCAGAAACTCTACGATAGGTTGAAGTAGATACAGCAGGGTCGTAAATTATTGGATCGTTATTTATTTGGAAAAAATAAACAACACCGTTAAGACTTGCCGCTTGCCAGTTCCCTGCGTTGAAAGTTGGGGCAGTCCCCCCACCACCATACGTCAGTTCAAGAACAGTACCTAACCCCGCAACGCCAGATGTGTATTCGGCAAGAGGTGAGCCATTAGAACCGTATTCAGCAATGTTGTATTCAGCTACCGCACCTGCTGTTGCCAAACCAAGTTTGAACAGTTTGCCATTGCCAAAAAACAATACAGTAAGCGTTCCATCTGCTTCAATCAATTCATGGATAACTGTGACATCATTTGAGCCTAAAGTGCCACTAGATGTATTAATGTTTTGGTAGCCTTGCCTTGCACCTACTCGACCAAACTTATCAATTACACAATTTAAAGCAATGCCAGCAAACCCGTTCGATATTTCTAAAGACGGGTCTTGTGTGTTCAGCCCCAGAAAGCCTGGTGC